TATCGGGTAAGGATTTAAAGCCCAAGCTCGCGGCCGGCCGCGACACGTCAACGCCGACCATGTGCCTCCTTGGAGCAGCAGAACAGGAGATTGCACATGGCTAACCTCGGCACCAACGCAGTAACGCTTGTGGATGTGGTCCGCAGGCAGGACCCCAACGGCAAGGTGGCTCCCATCGCGGAACTGCTTTCGCTGAAGAACGAGATCATCTCCGATATGTCGTGGGTGGAAGGCAACCTCACCATGGGTCATAGAACCACGGTGCGGACGGGTCTGCCGGGCGTCACCTGGAAGACGCTGAACGCCGGTGTCGCGGCCACCAAGTCCACCACGGCGCAGATCGATGAAGGGTGCGCCATCCTGGAGTCGTGGAGCGAGATCGACGAGGACGTGGTCAAGCTCTCCAACGACATCTCCGGGTTCCGGTTCTCGGAAGCGCAACCCCACCTGGAGGCGATGGCCCAGGAGTTCGCGGCCACGCTGTTCACGGGCACGGCCAGCGCCCCCGAAGAGTTCATCGGCCTGAACGCGAGATACGCGTCCCTCGGCCAGAACTGCATCAGCGCCGGCGGGGTGAGCACGGACAACAGCTCGATCTGGCTGGTGGTCCACGGCGACCAGACGTTCCACGGGATCTATCCCAAGGGCACCTCGGCTGGACTGTCCCACGAGGACTACGGCGTCCAGACGATCCAGACCGCGGCCACCATGGCGGGAGCCCGGCTGCGTGCCTACCAGGAGAGGTTCCAGTGGATGTGCGGGATCGCGCTCCGCGATTGGCGGTACGTGGTCCGCATCCCCAACATCGACATCAGCAACCTGCGGGCTAAGTCGTCCAACGCGGACCTGCCCGAACTGATGATCAAGGCGATGTACCGTCCGCCCTCTCTGACGGCCGGCAAGTCGGTGTTCTACATGAACCGCGACTGCCTCCAGATGCTCGACATCCTCCAGAGAGAGGACGTTATCACGGGCGGCGGACTGACGTTCTCGAACGTCAACGGCGAGCAGAAGGCCGATTTCCGGGGCATTCCGATCCATGTGGTCGACGCCCTCGGGATCGCCGAGGCTCAGGTGGCCTAGTTCGGAAACACTGATTGAAGGAGACAGAGAATGATCATCGATGCACAGGCGCTCCTGAGCGATGCTCAGGGAGTCACTTCGGCGGCCGGGTCCGATTCTGGGTACGACCTCGGCGCGGCCTCTAATCCTGGTGTCGGCAAGCCGCTCTACGTCGTGTCGGTGTGCGACGTGGCGATGACGGACAGTTCCAGCGACAGCACTCTGGATGTGATCTTCCAGACGGACGGCGATCCGGCCTTCGGGTCGGCCACGAACATCCAGACCCTCTTCCAGTTCCCTGTCACGTCGGCCATCGGAACCGTGAGGTGGGCGGTGGTTCCCAACGTGCCCACGGCGGAACGGTATTGCCGGGTGTACTACAGCCCGAACAACGGCAACCTGTCCACGGGTTCGTTCACCACGTTCATCACGGCTGATGTCCAAGCCTACAAGGAGTACGCGGACGCCGTGACGATCGGGTAGTAAGCGAGTTCCCCACTGGGGGGCGGGTGGATGTGCCGCCCGCCCCCCTTGGATACCAAGTGATGAGGAGGATGGAGCCATGAAGGTTCGAGCGACGAAACTGGGGTTCTACAAGTACCGGAGGTATCCGTTGGATGCACAGCATCCCCGGGCGGGACAGGTGTTCGAGATCCCCGACGAGCCCAGGACCCCCAAGGGGTTCGTGCGGATCATCGACGGCAAAAAGGTGCCGTGGGAAGACCGGCCGACCATGTTCTCCCCGCTGTGGATGGAGGAGATGCCCGCGGATACTCCGGTGGCGTATGAGCTTCCCGAGCCGGTGCTCAAGGCGTCCGGGGCTCCCCTGAAGTACGGGCGCCCTCCCGTTGAGGGTAAGCCGGGGGTGCCTAACCTACCGGCCCCGAAGCCCCTGGATGTGGAGGTTTCGACGCCCGCGCCTTCGGCGGGTAAGTCCAAGAATCGGAGGGTACTGTAATGAAGTGTCGTGACTACACACTCATCGCCAAGAGCCAGACCGGGGCCGCCCTGGGGCGTGCCTCGGCTACCGGCGATGTGGTCAAGTGCGCGGTGATCGTTCCCGAGACCACGGCCCCGGGGGTCGTGTCGCTCATCGACGGGTCCTCTGGCCCGGTGACGCTCACGCTCTACACGGGCGGGACCGTGGGGGCCGATCTCAGGCCCTGGGTGATCGACTTTGGGGAGGAAGGGGTTATCAGTCGCGTGGGCGGCTGGACGGTGACCACGGGCGATAACGTCCACGTCATCTTCTCCGGCGCCTTCAAGCTATAGCGACTTAGGCTCCGTTCCTCACCCGGGCTGGACGCCGGGGGGATAAACCCTGATACGTCCAGCCCGGGGCTTGGAGGTGACTGATGGCCGCCAGCGATACGGCGATTGCGAACTTGGCTTTGTCCCACCTGGGGAATAAGGATTCCCTGTCGGACATCGAAACGGACACGTCCCGCGAGGCCGAGGTGTGTCGCATCTTCTTCGACACCGTGCGCGATGAGATGCTCCGGCAATTCCCTTGGCCGTTCGCCACCAAGTTCGCGGAGCTGTCGGAAGTGGAGGAGGAGCCCGACCCCCCTGACGAGTGGGGCTACTCCTATCGCTACCCGTCCGACTGCCTCTACATCCGTCGCATTCTTAGCGGGGCCAGGAACGACAGCAGGGCCACCCGGGAACCCTACAAGATCGGCGTGGACGGCACGGGCAAGCTGATCTACACGGACCTCGAATCCGCCGTGGTGGAGTACACGTTCCGCAACGAGGACCCCACGGACTACCCGGACGATTTCACAATGGCCCTGTCGTATCGTCTGGCGTCCTACATGGCCCCGCAACTGACCCAGGGCGACCCCTTTGCCCTCCGCGATTTCTGCCTCAAGATGTACGCCTTGTCGGTGAGCGCGGCGAATGCCGCGGCCTTCAACGAGGAACAGCCGGACGAACCGCCGGATAGCGAGTTCATTTCCAGCCGTGCATAATGCCGAATCTCAAGGGACTGTATCGGTCGCTCAGGTCCCCGCTGGACTTGCTTCTGAAGCCCGGGGCCGTCACGCAATTCCCCAGCGCGGCCGGCACGTGGGTTGATCCCCTTTCCGTCGTAGGCACCCCCGCCTTGGGGGATATGCTGTACGTCGATTCCACCCCGACGTGGGTTAGACTTAGCGGCAACGCGACGGCGACCAAGAAGTACCTGACTCAAACCGGCACGGGTGTGGTGTCGGCGGCTCCCGCGTGGGCCACCATCCTCGCGGCGGACATCCCCTCGGCGACCCTGTCGGGGACCACGAATCAGGTGGCGCTCTCGGCGTCCGGAGCTAACGTCCTCTTGGGCGGGACCTCCATCACGCTCTCGACTCCGCAGGACATCGCCACAACTTCGACTCCACAGTTTGCCCGCCTCGGGGTGGGGGTGGCGGCGGATGGGACCGCCTCGCTCAAGCTCAACACCGTGGCGGACTTGGCGGGCAACTTCCTGACCGTCGCTAGCGGAGTGGTGAACTACAGGACCGCCTCGGAAACGCTCGGGGATATCGGTGCGGCGGCCTCAGGACACTCCCACACTCACACCGCCGACATCCTAGGCACCTCGAATCAGGTGAGCGTGGCGAACGGGTCTGACGTTCTGTGGGGCTCCACGGATGTTACCCTGTCGCTTCCCCAAGATATCCACACGGGAGCATCCCCCACCTTCGCTAACCTCACCGACTCTGGCATAACAGCGACTCATGTAGTCTACGGCGGTGTAGCTGGCCTCCTCACCGGCTCCGCGAACATGACGTTCAGTGGCACCGACCTCCTCATCACCGGCACGGAGCAGGTGACTCGTCTGGGGATAGGCGCGGCGGCGGATGCAACCAACATACTAACAATAAGCGCCTCCCCTACCCTGACTGGTAACTTCAGGAACTCAAACCTCCTCACAAACGCCGAATTGGGTCTCGCTGGGGCGGCTAACTCGGACATCTACGGGATACGTGTGGATACGTCTTCCGTGGACAGCCTTGGTGGGGCCGTCAACACCACCGGTTATTATCGCGTATTCGGAAACTACTCGATAGTCTCGCTGGCTAATACGATCACGGCTTGTGATGGGGCGAGTACAGCGGCGGCATACACGGCCTCGATCACGTTTGACGGCACCGGGACCTTTCCATCCCTGCGCGGACTGTCCATCACCGGCGGCGGCAGTAGCGGGACCATCACGGATTATCGCGGCATCCACATAGGCAATCCTAGCGGTGGAGCTACAATCACCA